GGAGCATAATAGACAGGATCTCCCTGCTGTATCACGCTTATCTCTTCCCCGTACTCACTCCGAAGTTCGGAAAGAGTTGCCTTCGTCAGCTGATAGCGTGAAAGATCAGAGTGCTTCGTGACCCATACTTCGTGAACAGATTTGATGCCAGCTGTCTTGACAAGATACGAACCGGCAGTCACCTTCTCAAGATACCTGGCAGTGCTCTTAGGAGCCGTAATCATATCATCGAGCAGCATCTGCCCAGCATTAAGGAAGAAGTCCGCACCGTTGTCATTCCAAACAGAATCGACCAAGTCGTATCGACCGCTCAGTTCGACGAACTTCTTTCTAATATCTGAGTAATTCATATAACACCTTCTGTGAATGAATCACAGGAGGTCGAGCCGAAACCCGACCCCCTGTGACCGCTGTGTAGGCTAAGTTGCCTTGAGAGGAGGAACAGCCTTACAGCGTATTGTTTTGGCCGACACCATTTAAGAAGCCGAAGGTGTAGCCATGATGAATCTCAAGACCGCATTCCGTGAGGAACTCCTCGTCAGTACCGTCCTTCCGGCTGGAGTTGGTTCCAGTTGCGGCGGTCTTCCCACCCTCTCCGAAGAACGACGTATCAGTAATGTACCGATACCTCAGATTCTCCGGCTCCATGATAAGCATGGAGTATTGAAGCGTAGACTCAATGTTAAACAGTGGGTGCGTCTTCAGGTAAATCGTCCCAAAGGGAGTGACCCACTCAATAACCTTAAGGCCATACGACTTCGTTTGCGCCGTCAAGGTGTAATGACCTCCGGCTTTCGCCAGCTTATTAATGCCCAGAAGAGCACCATTGCCGCAAAGGGCCAGCTTTTCCTGCCTTCCGTAAAGGAAGATGTCCTTGAGATAAGCATCAAGCCAATCTTCCCCGCCGCCGTCTTCGAGCCACTCCTTTCCAGCAAAAGAAGTATTCAGAGTATAGTCGTTGACAAGCGAGCTATTGTTGTTTCGGAGGAACGTAATGATGCCCTCCGTAGTACGTTCCGGCTTGCCGTTGGAGCCAGTCAGCTCCGTCTTGGTTCCAAACAGGAACGCCTTTTCCATCTCAATGGAGTGGAGTTCCAGAGCCTCCCGCTTCATCTCCTTGTACTTATCGCCAGTGCGATACTTCGTCTCACGGGCGGTACGAGTGATGCTGAGAGGAGTCCGGAAGATCTGCGTAAGGTTGTAGAACTTCGTAGGATCGTACGAAATGCCAGTAGGCATCGTCGCACCTTCCTCATTGATGTTACCGATGATGAGGACGCGATCGCAGTCACTCAAGTCGTGCGACGTGCTGTTGTCGTCCGCTTCGAGCAGCTTCACCTGAATGTAGCTGCTCGCACCGTTCAGGGTACGACCAATAACCTTAGCGTTCACGTCCACCGTGAAGTCAGAAGCATCACGCAGCAGCACCTGATGACCGACGCGGAACTGCTTTGCAGAGGCCTCCGCCATCTTAAGATAAAGCACGGTGCCGAGGACGCCACCAGACGTGTACGCGCTAGAGAGAAGCGAGTCAGTATACACGCCGGTGACCGTCGCCGCCTGATCAGGCAGCATCTTCGTCCACCAGTTAAACTCGGGATCGATCGTCTTTTCAGACTTCATCTTGCTAAGGATCGCCGTCAGAGGAGCGGTACCGTTAGGATACAGGAAGAGAACAGTTTCCCTCCAGTCCTTAGGTCTCTCATCAGCGGTCCAGTCACCCGTCCCTCTCATACCAAGAAATCCAGACATGGATTTACCTCCTGTTAAAATAGTGATTTGTTAAAAGCCACCCGACCGGATCTGGCACAGATACCAGAAATCGAAGTCGTTAGTCCCATTAGGAGAAGACGTCGGAATGATAGTTCCATACGTCTTACTAACAACACCAATCGCCTCGTCTGCGCCACCCACACAGGCCTTATAGACCTCGAGCAGATCGGCGGCAGGACCCATCGGAAGACCAATCTTCCCGCCATTGCCGACAGAAAGAGTCTCGTCACCGGCACCACCCAGAGTGGCGATGTCAGATCCAACAACGCTCTGCACATAGGCAAAAGGCTTGTTACCGGTGTAAGTGCCGGCGCCCGCGCTGATGTCGAATTCCTCAGAGATATCGTCACCAGAAGCATTCTTTCCGTACACCGTAACAGTGCCAGCCGTAATGCTACTAGTAGAATCCACAACAGTCAGCACCACGTTACGAGGCACGTCAGGCTGCCCGGTAACAGCGTGAGTCGAGTTTACCAGATTGACGGCGTTAACAATATCCGTTGTACCAGCCGCCGCAACATTGTCATAGTTGACATGGCGAGCCTCAACAATGCCATGCCCAAGTTTCGGAACTTCGCGTCCCATATGCTTTACCTCCTTACAGGAAGAAATGGTTAGGAGTTAGTAACCTCGTATGCCGCGTAGGCCTCCGTACCAGTACCAACGTTCTCCAGGATAATGAGGAACGTCTGGCTCTTGTTCTGAGCAATAGTAGAAGGAGCCGCAGGATGGAGGTCACAGTTCACACCAGCCGCAATCTGGATAGTCTCGGCGGCATCTGCATTGTTGTGGATGGTGATATAGAAAGCCATCCCAACGTACGCGCCAGTAATGGCCGCCACAAGATCATCCGCGTCAGGCAGAGTGTCGGTTCTATTACCGCCGTTAGGGTCTCTCAAAACGACCAGACCAAGAAGGTTAGCCGGACTATACTGCGCATCGCCGGCGGTAGTAACAGTCTGCTCAGAGCCATAAAGACCTACTGTGTTATGGAACAGCGGACTGATCTTAGAGCCGGCAATAGCTGCCGAAGCGTTAACGTCTGCGTCGACGATAGCCCCCGCAGAAAAAGCCGTCACGCCAGCATTGGTCAGAGTAATAACACCGCTAACCGATCGGCTGGTCATCGTCGTACCATTACCGATAAGAATCTTTCCATCACCTTTCCCATCGAGGGTCGTAACGTCAGACGCACCGCCGATGATGATGGAGCCCTCCGCAACCGACAGGGCCGCCAGAAGGCCGGTACCACTGTCAGTATACGGAATGGACTTCGCCGGAATGGAAAGACCGATAATATCGTCTGCATCAACAGTCACAATACTACCTGCCGCAATAGAGACTGCCTGGAGCTGAGTTGCTCCACCAGTCAGGAGGGTCTTTCGTCCAACAGCCAGGCCTGCGAGAGTCCCAGCTGCCGGCTTATAAAGAACCTCATTCGCAGCCAACGTCAAGGCAGAAGGAGTAGCCCCAGAATTACCAATAAGGAGGGCACCGTCACCCAGCGCCACGCCATCGATAACAGGGCCAGTCGCTCCAACCACCACTTCGCCCGCCGCGATACTAACTACGGCAATGTCAGAAGCATTAGCAGTAACGATGTCACCGGCCGCTACATTAAGAACAGTAATGTCCCCAGCGCCAGAGCCGTAGATCAAAAGCTGCTTTGCGGCAATGCTCTGCGTTACCGGAGTTGCACCAGTAACACCCTTCAGAATGGTACCAGTTGAGAGAGCAACTCCGTCAATAGCAGGACCGGTCGCACCGACCATCACTTCACCTGCTGCGATGGCGATGGGAACGAGGTCCGTCCCATCAGCAGACAGGATTTCGCCTGCGGCCAGGCTAACAACCGTAAGGGCCGTCGCACCGCCAGTAACCAACTGCTTCCTGCCGACGTTCACGACAGCCGGAATGCCTGCATCTAGAGTAAGAAGGTCATTCGCACTCAAGGCAAGGTCAGTAGGCACATTGCCGGTCGACCCGACCTTCACCGTACCTGCTGCCATATCTGCCAGTTTGGCGTTAGTAACCGCGTTGTTGGCGATCGTCAGAACACCAGAGGAGGCAATCGAAGCATCCCCACTCACTACGGCACTAACGATCGTCGTACCATTGCCGATGAGAACAGCACCGTTCGTCTTCGCACTCAGCAGAACTCCAACGCCGGTGTTGTTACCGACAAGAATGTTACCTTCAGTCATCGCAATCTCTGCCGGTACGATCGAGCCGACCAGCGAGAAAGAACAGGAACTAGTAGTGCCAATATTCTCATAAAGAGCCTGCACACCATTGCCGGCGTCGGTCTTAAAGAACATAGCACCCTTCGCATATCCGGCAGTGCCGGAAGGGACTGACGTTCCACGAGCCATCAGAATTTTTCCATCAGGATCGTAGATCAGCACAGTAACCGCGCCCACAGTCTTGCCGCGAGCAATAGTGAGCCACGGAATCTCGCCCTTTCGGGAGAGACGATAGAGGAACTTGTCCATCCAACCTGCGCTCATAATTGATTCCTCCTATTACTTGATGAGGTCTAAGATTTCCTGCTCCGTCGCAGACAATCCAGTCCCACCAACAGTCCCTCTGGCCCTGGAGTGTTGTCCGACAAAGGCAGGTCCCGTACCTCCGCCCTGCGGCGCTCTCGGCGCATTAGGCAGATTACCCAGGCCTGGCAAAGACCCGGTGTGCGGTTCCGGCCGCTTTAGGTTTAGCCGCTTTCTCACCTCCTTTTCAATTTCTTCGAATAATTTCGGAGCATCCCAATCAGGGTGCGCCGTTTGTAACTCTGCCGCGACATAGCCAACGAACGGTCTAAATGTTCGCAGGTCTTGATTAACATCGTAAAACTTCTCCACTGCGTTGACAAGAGAGGCCTGTTGGCGGGCCGTGTTTACAACCACCTGCGGAATAACCCTCATCGTTTGCTCAACGGCCTTGTTTACAAGGGAGGTCATAAACTTATTAACCTCTTGAGCCGAACCAAAGGCCTTGTCGACTTCTTCCTCGGTCTTGAAGAACTCGATTACGCCTTGAGCAGTAGAAGGTTCTTCAGCTGGAGGTGCCGGTGCCTGCGGCTGCATCTTGGCCGTCAACTCGACGAGCTGTTTTTGCAGCATCTCCACTTGCGCCTTCCACCCCTCCTCGGTAGTAGGCGGCTCCGTCTGTCCTTCAAGCGGCGGCGGAGTCGCAGAGGTGTCAGCAGGAGGCTTCGGGGGCTCCTCGCCAGGAGGCTGTTCTTTCCCTTCGGCCGGCTTCGTTTCAGAAGGGGCCTCAGGAGACGGCGGTTCCGCCGGAGGAGCCTCTCCGGACGGAGTTGGAGGGGAATCCTTCGAAGGCTCAGCCGGCGGCTCGCCACCCTCCTCCTTAGTCGGCAGAGTACCCGCCAACAGGTCCACAATCTCGTTCTCTACAGCAGCATTATTCGTCGTTTCGGGTTCCATCTTCTTTTTCCTCCTCTCTTATTGTTCGCGCGAAGAATTCTTCGACTTCTGCTTTCATCACTTCTATCTGGCCCTTAAACCAGTCTAGCTCATTCATTTGCCCTTGCTTCTGCGCCAGCTCATGCCCTTGCTCAGGGTTCATAGGGTTGAGCCTACGAATATCAGCCTGTAACATTGAGAGACGCTCGTCAATCGTTCGCATGATTTCTTGCCACGCCAGATTGCTCTCCAAGTGCTCAATGTCACTAAGATTGAACGGCAGGGACATTGGTTCCTCCTTCCAGCGGAATCAGATTACCCTTTTCCGCTTCTCGCATAACGTTCTCGTCAGGCATCACCTGCGCCTGCATTGCAGGCATTTGTTTTAACTCGAATTCGTCGACGTTCTTCGCTCCCATTCCCTTTGCAATCATCTTAAAAATCTTTACTATATCAAACCTCTGCAATAAAAGAGGCTGTTGTGCAATAGTTTGGAATAGGTTACTCCAAATCTGCGCGTTCTGTGCAATAGACATCGTACCATCTTTATTGACGACATCGTAATCGACTAAGATGTCAAAGGGGCTAACCTTTAGCCTACCGCCTTGTATCAGGTTCGGATATTCCTGCTGTAGGTATTCTGGCCACCGTCCAGTCATCTTGAGGTATAGATCCTGCGACATTAACTGCTGGGTATGGCTCGCAATCATATAAGATAAGTCAGCCAGGCCCATCATGCTACTTACCTTAGCCATTGTCGCTAAACGCGACAAAGCACCTTGCGCAGTCTGCTGTACCTCCTCGGCGGTAATGCGATCAGACGTCTTTCTTTGCACCCCCATAACTGCATCTTGGGAGCCTGATATCTGCTTTACTAACTCGACAATAGTCGAGGAATCCTGAATATGCCCCTTAGTGATATCCTGGATCTGTAGTTGGAAAACCGAAGCCCGAACATCCTTGCCCCATGCCGCCCTTCTCAAGCGAACCAGTTTGCCGGGCTCCGGCTCCTTTAAGTCAGACATATTAATCATAGAAGGGTCAACGATAAGCATATCATTGATCGCCTTCCGAACATTAGCTATATGAGAGGAAAAGAGCCAATCAAGGGTTTCTTGTAAGCCGTACACTACCTCCACTTTCGAAATTGGCGCGACACTATGCCCATCAAACGTCGGCGCGTTAAGTGCTACAGGAAACATGTTATGATCCAGACCGAGGGGCTTCGCTCGCACGATGATCTTGTCTCCGACGAGGGTAAAAAGCCACTTCTCCGGATACTTACGGCTTCCAAGTCGCCACTCACTTGGAATAAGATTCATATAAATATGGATAGCGTCCATCGGCTTAAACACCGATGAGCCGTATGTACGATCAGTTCCGCCGCCGAATCTGTCATCGCGGCCCGTATTGCTACGAGAAGAAACATACTGGCTCTTTCC